GGTTTGTTTTGATCCTTTTTTTCGTAAGGATCTGAAATTGATAAAGAAATAAAAGGACCGTTTGCGCCTTCTTTTTTCCAACCAGCTATCTGTTGTTCAGTGCCGTCTTGTAAAACAATACTGCCTTGAAAATCAGGTTGCTGTTCTTTTTCCTTATAATTATTTTTAAATAAGGATCCGTTCCCGGGTTTGTGTTTAAATGATTCTGCCATAATTATTAAATAAATGATTGATTAAATTTCGGTTGATTTTCAACCTTTCGACCGCTTGCTGTGTTCCCATCATCATCTTCGGCTTGTAAACCTAACAATGATTGTAAAGTATAACGCCTGTAATAAGTAATGGCGCCACCTAATTTTTGGGGATCTGATATGTCACCTAGCGGTATTGACGACATAATGCTTTCTTCTGATTCTAGATCTTGTAAAATACTACATACACTGTTTTCTTTTATAGGTTGTAGTAATAAGATTCTGTGTTTTTTTAACAGTGGTAATAAAGATTTTATTAAACTGTTAATATCAAAATATTTTGACTTGAAATAGGGATTTTTACTTTCTTTTGATATTGCTCCTATTTCTTGCTGCAATATAAAAAGCTTCTTGTGAAATTGATTCATAAATTAATAGTGTTTTTAAGTTAAACGTTTCATTGATTTAAAGCCGAGTTCTTGTAGTTTTAGAATTTCGCTACTTTTAAATGTACCCGGGTTTTTTAATCTTGAGGCCAATGTTGGCATCGTACAGCCAAGAATTTCACATATTACATACTTTTTGTAACCCAATTCCTTCTGATCTTCTTCAAAATAATATTTAAACATAATTTTTAATTTTTAGCTAATTTATAAAAATATATTTTAAAAAAAAAAGAATATTTTAAATAAAAAAAGGAACCCCCAATGAATAAACAAAGGGGATTCCAGCAGCAAACAGGAAAAGAAAAAGTTTAAAATTTAGCTTTAAATGTGCTTGTTTGATCGTCGTCTTGATTCGGTACGTGCATTGTTACATCATAAGAATTTCTTTTTACATTATAGGTCATTCTATCAATGTAACAACTGACATCTTCTCTTAAATTTCCGCTAGCTGGTATGCCAAAATTAACCCATATTTTATTGTTTAAAGCAAACGGATCATTTAATAAATTATACAATGTGCCTTCGTATTTTACAAGATTTTTTCTGTAATCGTTTATAACTTGTTGTGTTATAATTTTTTCTATTGTGGTAGCAAAATTTGTATTTTCGTCTCTCGGTCGAGCAACTTTTGTTGTGCTACTTAATATATTGCCGTAATTATTATGTGACAATCTTAGATCTGATAATTTTAAACTGCCTGTTAAATTAGATCCGGTTGTTCTTATTCTTTTATATTCAAAATCATCTATTTTACCATAAAAAGGTTCTCTTTTATCACCGTCTTTTCTGTCAAATTCTAAAGTTATATTATCATAATATAAGGCGTTTAAACCTCCGCTATTTTGTACATAAGGTTCATATAAATCAAGTTTAATTGTACCAGAATAAGGGAAACTGCCTAAATCATAACTAAATTCTTGCCACTTATCCGGTTCTTCTTCTATATCTTGTGTATTAATTGCGGCTGTTGTCGTCCAAGATTCAGTGGCGTTATTCCAATAATAAGTCGGATCTGTAGGCGGTATTGGGGTATTGTCTTCAATTCTTAATTGCCATCTAAAACTGACGGCGCCGTAATTAGAATTTACATCAAAATAAGTATTTATTTTTAAAGTATGTCCTAAATGTGTTGAATTAACTACAAATACATCACCGCTTGTTAATGTTTTTCTAGTGTTTGTGCTAGTTTGTGTTTGTGAGTTTTTAAAACTTTGATTCCCTTGTTTTGAAAAATCGTCTGAAATTACGCCCGGAGATGTTGTTCCAGTTGATGTATATGTGTTCCAAAATGTTAAACCGTTTTCAAATCCACTGTTCTGAAATTGATTGGTTTCTAGATATTGAGACGTTTCATGTGTTATTATAAACTCGTTTAATGGTCTTGTATATTCTTTGGTAAAATCGTTATTTATAGGTTGTAAATCAACAGGCATCTTTTTTAAAATATCAATATTTGACGCTGATTGATATGTTCCCTGATAATTATATATAACAAATTTTGGCGATTCTGTGCCGTTATTTATTAAGCTTGATGATTCTGCCGCTTTAATATTAGTTGGGACCGTTCCGCCTTGTGCTGTTGATGCTAAAGTATCTTTTACTGCTTGATCCGAGTAGCTTGAATTATTTATTATGTACCATCTTCCAAAACTTTGGAAAATTCTAGCATTTGTTATTTTTAAAATTTGCTCTAAAATATGTTGTGCGTTGTTTATATCTAATTTAGATTTCATTAATGTATACGGATTTATAAAAATTATATCATAAATTGTATACTGTGTACTTGTAGGATTTAATTTTTGTATGTCTTGACTGACGTAAATATCCAAATCTAAATCTAAATTATCTAAAGTTGATGTTATCCACTGTCTAGCAGATATTGAACCGTAAGAATCTTGATACAATGTCATATCAAAACCTTTCAGTGTACCTAAACCGTCGATTGCTTTTAATGATATTTGAAAAGGCGTACTTTGTAGAGCTTCAGTGAACTGATCGTTTACTAGCCAACCAATCCAAAACAACTGATAATTATTACTTGTGTCTTTGTAAAATATTTTTACTTGATATTCTCTTTCATCATATTCATAAAAATTGTCGTAAGTAACATCATCAGTAACAAATAGATTTATTTCACACTGAGAACCTTTAATTGGAGAATAAAAATTGTCGTCAGATTCCCAAGTTATAACACAAGGTTCGTTTGTAGCCACCATATCATTTACAGATCCGGTGTAATTTTTTTTTAATATTTCAATTTTTTTACCTTTCAGATTATCGTCTGAAAATTCTAATCTGTATTTAACGCCGTACGCCATTATATGATTCTATTTCTGTTTGTGTTAGCTCGTTCCAATGCTACAACTAAATCTTGTCCTTTTAATCTAAATTCACCGGCCACCTGTACTTTTCCGCCACCTGATCCGCCTATCATATTTTTTAATTTATCTAATGGGGCAACCACCTCTGGGTTTCTAGAAGCACCCGGATATTCGCCAAACATACCAAGTGTTGGAGTGCTAACAATACCACCCTGTGCAAATTTAGGAATTTTATTAAAAGCTTTACTAACAACCGCCATTGCTCCAGCTACTAAACCGGGTAAAACAAATGCTGCTGCCGGGCCGAAGCTTGCTGCTGTTTTACCGGCCGAATCAACACCGCTTGACATAGACGTTGCTAAATTTGCGGCCATGATAGACGTTGCTGTTTGTATAAAAGCGCCTAAAAACGCACCTAAAACGGTTTTTGAGCCGGCAAAAGCGTTTGTAATTGAGTTCCCTAAATTTGTAAAACTCGCTTGTAAAACACTATTTATATTTTCTTGTGCTGTAGCAAAACCGGTTTGTTGTTCTGTGTAGTTCGCTATTATTTCGGCAATTTTTAATTTTTGAGCTTCTTGTAGTGCGGAAGTATCAATGCCAAATTTTTTAGCTTCAGCGATTAAACCAGCGTAAAATTCTTTAGTTCTTTGTATTTCTAGTTGTTTTTTCTGTTCGTCAGTAACAGCGCTTGCGTCTTGTACTGAGGTTTCCATTTCTTTTTTCTTTTCGCCGTAATCAGTAAAAGCGCTTAAAAGATCCTCATAATGTTTATCTGATAAGCTTTTTAGCTTTTCGCCTTTCGATTTTTCTAATTGTTCAACAATACTAGCGTTATTTTTATTTAATTTTATTAACCTATCATAATGCTCTTTTGTCTTTTTATATTCGTGTTCAAATCTTTTTTGATCTGTGGTTAATAAAGCTTGTGTCGTTTCTTCTTTTAATTTTAATGCTGCTGCTGCTCGATCTTCAGCTCCAGTATCAATCGGAGCATCACCGCCACCGCCTGTATCTAAATCAGGCGAATCAATATCTAATGACGCTTGTTCTTTTTTGAGCTCAATAATTTCTTTTAACAGATCAATTTCTTCTTTAGCTTTTTTATTTTTTGATTTTAATGTGCCTGTTTTAACTCGATCGCCATTAATATCATTTAAAATGTGTTTACGTCTTGTAAAAGCTAATTTGTTGTTTTCTTCTAATATTTTATTATTCCCTTCATAAGTTGCTGTAAGATTTTTTAATTTTTCTTCAGCTTCGTCTAATGATAATTTTTTAAATTCTTCATTTAATTTTTCCATCTGTGCGGCCCTTCTTGCTTTTCCAAGCTTGAATAAAGCTGCTGCTGCTCCCAATATTATTGATGCAAACAAAATAGCCGGGTTTGCTCTCATTGCTAAATTTAAAGCCAATATGCCTTTTCTAGCGTTTTTTATTTTAGGTAAAAATTTTGTAAAAACTCCTATTGCGCCCGAAAACCCTGTAACAATAGATCCGACGCTTGTAATCAATGTACCGAACACTACTAACAGTGGAGGTAATGCTGCTGCTATTGCTGTAGCTATCACAAGAAAACGTTTAGTTTCCGGCGAAAGCTCTTTAAATTTAGCAGTCATTTCTTTTATGAACTCAATCAATTTAGGTATGTTTTCTGACAAGTTAAAAGCTGTAGCAATCTCTTGCCCAAGTTCGGCAAAAGCTATGTTTAAATTGTCTTTAAGTGTAGAAAATAAGCCGTTTAAAGTACCGCTTAAAGTGTCCATTCCTTTATGAAATTTACCGCCTTCACCTGTAGCTTTTTTAAATGCTGCCTGTAAAACATCAAAAGTAATTTTTCCTTCACTAGCAAGCGCACGAACCTCAGAAGCACTTTTACCTGTTACATCAGCTAACAAATCGTACATTGGTACGCCGTTATTGATAAACTGTAAAATGTCTCTTGTCATTACTCGGCCCTCTGCTGCTGATTGTCCGAAAGCTACAGCAATACGCTGTAAATCTCCACCAGCAACTGCGGCAATATCACCAAGTTGTTGTAAGGATCCGTATGCTTGATCAGCAGATAAACCAAATCCCATCATTGTATTATTTGCCTTTACTAGATCGTCTAATTGAAACGGTGTTTTAGCTGAAAATTGTACTAATCTTTCAAAAGCTTTTCCGCCAGCTTCGGCTGACCCGGTTAAAACGTTTAGCGTTGTTCTAAGCTTCTCAAATTTAGCGGCTGACCTAAGCGCAACCCCGCCCGCAAAAGTTAAAGGGGCCGTAAGTTTCATGCTTAATTTCTTGCCTACGCCCGTGACTTTGTCGCCAAATTTTTTAATTTTTGATCCGGCTGTATTTAAACCGGCTTCAAGTTTTTTTATGTCGGTTCCAAATACAACAATGATTTCTTCTTTAGCCATAGAAATTATTTTTTACAAATTTACTAAATATTAATCTAGTGGTTTCCACTGTACATTATTAGTACGTTTTTTAAATGCTTCGTATTCCTCAGGTGTTGATTTTGCTTTACCAATCTCTAAATATACGTCCTGTGGTAATGAAAATAATTTTTCCGGTTTAATCATCTGTGATCTTTTTTGACAATTAACGTTAAATATCATTGTTGATAAATAGCGCACCCGTTCCCATTCTAAATTTTGTTTAATAAGGTATGATTCACCCATTAGATGATTTTCCTTCCACGTCTGTTGCCAAAAATCCTTAGGGTGTACGCCAACTTGACCAACGTAAAAATCAAGCAAAGAATCCCAATCAAGCTGGCTGTTTACTTTCCCTTTTTAGTAGTTTTTTTAACGTTTCTACTCAAACCAGCATTTAGATCGTTTCCTAAAATTCTTGATTCCATCATAGTATTTATGATTTGCTCAAGTTGTTGTGAGTCAAAATCTTCAAGCCACATACCTACTTTAAATTCATTGTAATCAATAATATTGCCTTGTTCTTGATCGTGTGCTAGTAAACCCGAGTAAATCAAAGATCTAATATGTGATAGTGTAATTCCGTCTGTAAAAACGTTTGCTAGATCTTCAAGCGATATACCAAGTTGATCAGTAAAATTCGCCCAAAAATTCATTGAGAAATGTAGTGTTCTTTGTTTACCACCCATTTCAACAGTGTAGTAACCTCTTTTCTTGTTTGCCATTATATATAAAATTAAGGCACAAGAACGAACCTGTGCCTGGTTATTTTACTTTTTTTAATCTTAATTTGCAGCTTTAGCAATGGCTCCAGTCACAGTGATAGATCCACTGTAAGAAACTGGCGATTCCATTTCTGCGCTCATTTCAACTGAATTTAAGAAACCTGCCCCAGAGTAAACATCGTCACCTGATACACTTGTTCCAAATTCCCAATACACTTTTGTTCTTGCCAAAAGATAATCAGATGCCTCAATCGCATTATTAGAATCATCATAAGCCACTAAACCTTCAAAGGAAAGTTCACCTGTTCTTGTTCCAGCAATTACTTCATTGTAACCGCTTGAATCTTTAGTTGTAGCATCTGGTAAATCAGCAGACAAGCTTAAACTTGCGCTTGTTGAATGACCAACAGCAACTTCGGATCCGTCAGTTGAGTGAAACTTTAAAATTAAATTTGTTCCGTTAAATACTCCAGTTGTAGGCATAATTATAATTTTTAAATTTTATGTAAATATACAAATAAATTATTTATACATTATTCCAGTCGTCTGATATATCCTCCCAAAATTGAAAAATGTTTTCCCAGTTTTTATCGGTCCCGGCTGTAACCGTACCGGTTAGTGTAATATCAACATTAAACTCTGTTACAGATTCGTGTTCACTGACTTCGTCTACACTGGTAATAAAACCTTCACCCCTACATATTAGCTCGGGATTATCTGTTTGTTTGAAATAAAAAACAACCTTAGATCTACCAATTACGTAATCAGCAAACTGTTCAAAATTTAAACTATCATTGTAAGCCGTTAATCCTGATGCCGTCATTTTACCGCCTCTCACACAGGCAATAAACTCTTTCCAACCCAAACTATCTTTTGTAGTTGATTCGGGCAAATCAAGATCTAAGCTAAAAGTTGTTTCAGTACTGTGACCAATAATAACTTCGTCTTTTAATAGTAAAAAACTTGACGAATTTATTACAGGCATTTTATTCGTCTAAAGGAGTGATTTCACCAGTATCAATATTTAAAGAACCTTTGCCGTGTTTTTCTTCAATCTCTTTCATTAACTCTTGTTGATCTTTAGATGCTTCATCGAAAGCGTCAACAAGCTTGTCAATACCTTTGTATGCAATTACTCGCAAACCAATCTCAGTTGCAATTTGATTTGGTTTTGCTATCGATTCCCTTAATTCTTTTAATTCTTTTTCTTCTAGTTTGCTCATTTTTTTAAAATTTATTTATACAAATTTAGTAATTTTTTAACAACTTCCAGTTGCAATTATTAATCCATTGTTTCCAACTTGCATCCAATAACCACTTGGTGATCCCCCAGTTGTATATATAGCATAGTAACCAGATGCTGCTACTGTTGTTCCAGTTTGTGTTGTATATGCTGTATATATATTTAAAGAACTTGGCACTAAATTATTTGCATCATCATGATAATATGTGTCAAAAGGAATTGCTAAAGAACAAGCACTGCTACTTGATGAACTATTATAATTATACATAAATGCAGTTCTAGGAGGGTTTTGATCGTATAAACTAAATTCAGACATTTGTAATGGGTTTTCACCATCCGGTCGGTTAGTAATTGGATTTGCTAATGCAACTGCTGGATAGCTTCGACCTGATCCACTTGAATTGCCACCAGTTAATCTTTGTATGTCCGACATATATATTGGAGGTGCTATATAAAAATTTGATGTATAACCAGCTCCAGTTCTTTCCCTAGCTGTTTTAAGCATTGATATTTCATCATTTGCAATATTTGGACAAGCCATAATTATTCTTTTGGATCATTCCAAGGCAAATTAATTGGAATATTCGTTGGGTGTTTTTGATCATTAATTTGTTGTAAAATACTTGGTTTTAAATCTTCAACATTATAGTCGCCAATAACCCAACTTAAAACTTCGCTTTCAGTCAATTCATTTAATGGTTTAAAATTATCAGGATCGGGTGCTTCTAGTTTTTTATTTAAACTATAATATCCAACCCAATAATTTAATTTTGGATCATCAGGATTTTCTATTGGCTCAGTTCCAACATAACTAAAACCAACATAAGTAACAACATTTTGTAAATCATCAAGTATAGGATCCTCATTCATGCTATCTACTTGCCATTTATAAGTAATTTCTGCCATTTTATTTATTTTTTAAATTATTAATTTCTTTTTGTAAAGATACAATTTGTTTTTGTTGCTCTTTTATCGCTTCAACCAATACTGCTGTAATATTGCCGTAATTAACACCCAAATATTTTTCATTATCACTTACAACCTCTGGCAATACTTTTTTAACATCTTGAGCTATAAAACCAATTTTATTGGATTTATCATCAATATCTATTCTATTATAACTAACACCTTTTAATTCTGTAACCTTTTTAAGTGCATTTTTAATTGGCTTAATATTTTCTTTTAATCTTTTATCTGAAAAAGCAATTACATCACCATTGGCTGTAATACTACCAGTAGCTAAAACATTGCCACTAACAGTCATTTTACCTGTGTAATCAATCTCTAATCTTTCAACTGGTATATTATTGCCGCCTCCAGTAACACCAGAACCAGATTTAACCCCTACAACAAAACTTGACCTTTCAGAGCCAGGAAAATCTTTCATTTTTGCACCAACCCATACATGAGGTGCTATATCATAACTTGTGTTGTTACCATAATTTAATAAACCATTCCAAGTGATTCCACCATAAAAATTCCCAACAGTAGCAGTTCTAGTTGATTTTGGTCCTAATTGAACAGCAACACTTCCCCTGCCCATATCATTATTACCAGTCGAGTTATTACAAACTCTTAGTGGTCCATCATTTACTGTTGATGAGGTTGCTGTACCTGGTCCAACATTCAAAGCATTATTATTTAAAATAGCTCTATCATTCCCACCAGTTCTAAATGTGAATGTATCTTCTGTAAATCTTAAATATGTATTTGTGTCACCTAAATGATATATATAGTCAGCAACATAAATACTGTCTTGCACTTGTATATTATTAGCAAATATAGCTTCACCATCATTTCTTAATCTTAATGCTGTAATTCCATTTGTTGCTACATAACCAGGTGAGCTTGTTGACCTAGCAACATTAAAATACATTCCATTAGTTATAGTTGATGATGTACCAATAACACATTTACCATCACCAGCAGTCAATGTTAATCTTTGCTCAGCACCTTGATTTGATGCGGCAACAGTTTCTGTTATTACTAAACAAGAAACATCTGATTGTGCTATTGTAAACGTATCGTAGGAATTCCTTACAAAGTTGTTGCCATGTACAACACTACCGATATTTCGTGCTGAGCTATAAGGTTTTTCAACCCTAATAGCTTCGGTTTCTGATTGTGTACTGTTTATCTTAAAACGATAACTTCCAGCATCGCAGTTTATTCCAACACCCCCACTACTATTTATTAAAAATCTATCATCACCAGCTGTATTATCATAAATAACAAATTGATGTGAATTTGCAATTACACCATTACCAAATGTCCAACCAGTTGTTCCAGCCGCATTAGTTATTCCAAAATGTCTGCTATCAGTTGAGCTAGTATTTAAAAGATTTACATTACCATTAGATTTAATTCTTAAACGTTCTGTATTAGTAGTATTAATAACAACATCCCTAGCATCAACAGTACCTAAACTTAATTTTTGACCTTGTGTTGTATTATCATATAATTCAAAAAATGCTTTGTTAGAGCCACCAGCGGCTAATCTAATACCACCAAAAGAATTTGTAGGTACGTTTATACCTATGTATGCTTCACCACTAGAATTTATATATAATTTAGTTCTCGAATCGGTTGGGTTGCCACCACCAGCACCATCTTGAATGTGAAATTTAGTTAATGGTGTGTTAATTCCCAATCCAAGTTTTGCATTGTCTAAAGTTATTGATTGACCATTTAACCAATCAGTACCACCAGAATTAGCTTGTTGAAATATTACTTTGTTAGGCAACATTATTTCATTTACGTTACCACTAAAAGCACCACCAGCAACAGAGCCAGGATCAATAAATAAAGCAATATGATTAGTTTCTTGACCAATTTGTAAACCATAATAGCCAGGATAACCCATAGCTCGGCTACGAATTAAATTTTGTTGTGATGAATTTGCAACAGCATAACCTTTTAACCAAGCGTTTACATTTAAAGTAACAGTTCCAGCAGTACCAGTTGAATTGTTACCACCAAATAAAGTCAAAGCAGTTTCGCCACCAGGTTGCAAATAAATTCTGTTTAAATCATTTGGCGAATCATAACCAGTTGTTATGTATAATTGATTATCACCAGATTGGTCATATTTTATACTAGCATATTGAGTACCACCATCATTATGCTCAAATAATATTTCAGCACCACCACCAGCTGTTTGTTTTTTTACTAATATTTGTGGGTTTGAACTAGAGTTAACAACTAATTTTGCCGCTGATGGGTCGGTAATTCCAATACCAACTCGACCAGTATTTGTAAAAGTTACAAATTGTCCAGCTCCAGCAGTTTTAAAACTAAAACCACCTCTTGTTGGATGTGTTGAATTTACAGCAGCATTCGTTTCAAAATCTATTCTACCATATCCATTAACAGCATCAGTTGAATTTTCGGTATGTAGTAATTTAGAATGTATATCTTGTACCCATATATTTAATTTATCACCAGCACCATTCCCAATTAAACTAATACCTCCTAAACTACCATTAAGTAAAGAATTTAAAGATAATAAAGTTGATGGATTATCTGTTCCAATTCCAACTCTTGAATTATCTTTAATTATCATATTCAGCTCATAAGCTGATGTTGTTCTATTATAATGTGAAAATCTTATTGATTCAGTAAAATCAGATGCTATTGTTAAAGAATGTAAATCCTCTATACTTTCACCAATGTAACTGTAACCGCCAAATTTTAAGAATTTACCCTGTGTTGGTATATATACATTTCCATCCTTATCAATTTCCATGTGTGTATCACTACCTTTCATGAATTTTAAAGCTGCATTTGCATAATTTCTTGTTATTCTAGCTTCCTCATTACCAGAAATATCATAATATATTTCAAGATTTGATGATGTTGCAAGGTTTCCAAATTTTGTTCTACTAACAGTGGTACTAACAAATTCATTTAAAATACCCATTGGATATGTACCAGTAGAATGTGTACGAAAACTACCTTTAATATGCAAAGTACTTGATGGGTCACTTACACCAGTATTAATTCCGATAGCACCTCCAAAAGGATTTAAACTAATTGTTGATGAATCTGTACCATCAATTTTTGCTCCTTGTATAAAACCAGCCGAGCTACTTGAACCATGACCACCACCAAAATACATTCCATAACTAGAACCAACCCTATATGGTGCAATACTCATTGCATTATAATCAGTTGACTCATCTAAATTTGCCGCATTACCACCAATATCCATAGCAATCCCTAATCTAGTGTAAGTACCTAAATCAGCATTGTTTCTAATTTTAACTTGGTCAGTTGAATTTATAAATATTGTGTCTGTTCCAGAGCCACCTTGTATGCCTAAAATACCACTACTGTTAGCTGAAATACGACCTTTATTATTCCAACTAACATCAGTAAAAGATAAACTGTTAAATAGTTGCATATCATAATAAACCCTTAAAGCTAATGATGGATCTGAACCAGAATTTATTAAGATTGGTGAGCCAGTTGTAGCTTTTTCAATATTATTAGTCATTAATGTAGTAATAACACCTTTGCCATTTATATTAACTTGATCTGGATATAATACTAGAGGCGTGTCAAAACCACCAGTTGCTGATCCATCAGATATTCTAAAATCTAAATGACTACCAGTTGCACCAGTTGAAAAATATGTTTTAAGCGATGTTTTTCTGCCGTTTTGTATAAATTGAACAACCTCATCATCTGGTGCAGAATTATTAATAAAAATACCATCTGTTGTAATGTTTCCATCTGCTTGTATAAAACCTGATAAATGTAAATTTTTAAATTTATAATCTGATGTTCCAATATCAACTAGATTATTTGTATCTACACCAGAGCCATTTAGAGGAACTAACCCAGCTCCACCAATACCAAATCCTTTATTGTTACCATTAGCTGCATTATCATAAATTAATGAATTTTGTATTACTAATCTACTATCAACTGTAATTCCAGTTGTTGATATATCACCACTTGTCAATGTACCAGTAAAAGTTGCTGACTGAGTTGAGCCATCTAAGGTTAATGCTAAAGTGTTACCAGTATTTATTTTTAAATCACCACTAGCAGTTGTTATTTCATTTCCGCCCTGACTTGTAATAAATCTTAAATCATAATCATCACTAGCTGGTGCTTTTAAATCTATAAAACCACCACTAGCACCACCAACCTCAATACTTGCTAAACCAGTCGAAGATGTTACATTTATACTAGGATCAAAAGTTATTGTTCTATTAACTAGATTAGGTACATCATTTGCCCTCCCAGCACCAAACACTTCTATTTGTCCATTACTTGCATGTGATTTTATTACTACTGCAATTTTTTGTATCTGATTTGATGTTGATGTTGGTTTTGTGTTTGTTAAAACTCCAGCAGTACTTCCAACATATAATTCTTGACCAGCAGTAAAACTAGATGTATTAATCCCAGTAACCGAACCAACCATAACACATTGTCCCTCTGCCTCATCTGCAATAGCTTCATTTAATATACCGATTGCTGGCATACTAGCAGTTACATCATTATCAGCACCAATGACTTCAATTACATTCCCACTAGGTGGTGTCGCTGTTGGTGAGGCATGAACAGCAGCACCTTTAACTAAAGCACTTCCACTAACATTTTTAACTGTTATTTCAATTCTTTTTGCAACCTCAGCATCACCCTCAGATGCTATAACACCATTTGTTATAGTAATACCATCCCCAGCACTAAAACTAGCTCTAGCTCTAGCAGTTGTAAAATATAAATTAACAGATCCCTCAACTAAATCATTTGTATCATGATTTGATAATGAGCTAACAGTACCAGTTACGTTACCCTCTAAATCAGCATTTAAAAGCGATCTAGTATATCCAGTTCCAGTTACATCAACAGTTGTTGTTGGCTCAACTTGTAAACCCTCATATAATCTAAATTTATCTGTACTTGCATCCCAAAATAAACCAGTATATTTTGTTGTAGCTGATTCAACATATTTGCCAAAAAATCCAATGTCTAAAGTATTTGATGTATTGTCTTTGGCTAATTTTATTAGAGGATCTTCAACTTGTAAATCAGTTACATTCAAATAAGTTAATGTGCCATTTACAGTTAAGTTTCCTGATATTATAAGATTGCCACCAATTTTAGCATTTCCGCTTGTATGAAATTGATATGACGGTGTAATGCCTATACCGAACTGTGATGTGCTTAAATATAATGGAGAATCATTACCATATCCATCAGTAATTATTTTCGCTGTCCCGGTTAAATTTTGATTGTCGCTTAACTTTAAAAGCGAATCATATGTATTCTGAACTCTTTTACCTGTTAATGTAATACCCATATATTTGTTTTTTACAAATTTAAGGTTTTTATTTATCTACGTTTACCTTGCCCGATATACTTTTTTTTATAACCGTTTTGGCCCTTAGACGCATTTTTAGAGTGTTTTCCGGGACGTTTGCGCTTGTTCTTGTAAACGTAATTGGATAAAATTTTATTTGCCATTTATTTGCTCTTAAAAAAGCTTGTTGCCTTTTCGGTTGTCCTTCCGCCAAAATATGCTAAAACAACACTCATCATCACTTTTTCAAATGTGTCATTCCAAGTGGCGCCTATATGAAACGGAATCGAATCAATGCTGTCTAAGATCCCGGCAAAACTAAAAACAACAATACACCAAACTAAAACAAGAGGGCGTACGTTTTTACTCAACCAAGAATCTGACATTGAATCAGCTTTCCATCTGTTACTAATTTCTTCAATTTCTTTATTTTGTTGCTCGTAAATCATTTGTTGAAGTTTTATTTTATCTTGATTAGATATTTTTGATTTACTAATTTCTTGTAACGCTTCTTGTGGAGAACTAACACCGCTTAATACTTTACCAAGTGTGGGATTTATCATTGAAGCGGCCCCAAATAATAACTTGCCTACTGTGGTTTCTTTAAATTTTTTTTTATCGCTCATTTTTATAAAACTTAAAATGTAAAATTATAAATAATAAATATATATTAAATTCATTGTAATCATCTTCAAAATGTTTTGGAAAATATTTAAAACCTAGTAAAAATCCATCAAAATTAAATACAATCGCAAACTCCATTACACATTAGTTATATCAATGTATTTTGTTTTTCCATTTTCTTTTATAGCTTTTAAACATCTTTTTCTGTTTGAATCGGCGTCAACATAACTCACGTGAACCCAATCAGGATTTTCGTCTGTGCCAAACTCCCAAATGAGTTGGTCATAATCCAAATTATCCTTGATGTAATAAAACATAAAAGAATTTGATACATAACCATAAACGTCGTCAATATCAATAGCACGCCCTTGACAATGTTGTGATTTAGAGCTTCCGCCAATAGCTTTATTAAGTTTTTCACATCTGTAAAATGAATTTATTTTTATAGGTCCGTTTACTGCTTTTCTTAATGGTTCAAACACTTTTTCTGCGATTAATTCCATATTTTGTAATTCATACTCACCCGGCTTATTTTCTATGCCTAAACGTAAAGCGGTGTTGCTTTTAATGCCTTCTGTGTAAGATATATGTTCGCTAATCTTATTCATTAATCAGTAGATTTTCTTCTGTAAGTAGCTCTTTGACTATTAATAACATTTTGTATTTCTGTTGGTGTAGCTTTTATTTTTAATGATATATCAGCATTCCATATATAAACGGGCCGACCGTCTTTCATTAAAATTATAGTTGGAACAGATTTAATGCTTTGTTTTATCGAAGGCGCTTGATCCTCTAAATATCCATATTGAACTTTAACATTGTGTAATTCATCTAAATAATCGTAATTATTTTTTTGATTCCACTTAGCGTTAATATGTATTATTTTTAAATCTTGTGCGTTATTTGTTACACAGACAAAAAATACAATTAGGGCAATTAATTTTTTCATTTTTTTTGTATAATCTCATATAGTTTTTCATCTATTTTATCTAGTTTATTTGAATTTTCTTCAACTTGTTTACCGGTATTTTCAATGGTTTCCCTTATTAATTGATCTTTTAAATCATACTCGGTTCTTGATATACTAGGTTCGGGCAGTTGTTTTGCTATTTCAATTTCTGCTGTTAATGCAAAATACATACTAGCAAGCGATATTGCGCCGGCTACAATAATTCCAATCGTTTTTAAATCTAGTGTTAATTCTGTGTTCTCTGAAACTTTACTCATTTTTATTAATTTGTTTGTTCAACCCTAGTCGATAATTCAATTATGCCTATAAAATATGTGTGATCTGATTTGTCAATCTGTTCGTATGTAACTCCGTCCAAAACATTGATATACACATTAAAATTATTTGAGCTCAAATTAAAATAACCACTGGCCCTTGTTCTCAACAAAGATAACACTTCTGAAACTAATGTGTTGACGTCTAGATCCCCGCCTATATCAGAGTCAAATCTCGTTACACATTCGATTCTTGTAATACATTCTAAACAATATGTTTGAGCGTTTTGATTAATTTCGTTTGTAGATCCCGAATACACCCAAACGTATGGCGTTTCAGCATTTCTAGGCACTCTGTTATAAACGTTGACTACACTCCCGCTAATATTTGGAATATTGCCGTTTAAAGCAGTATAAATTTTTTGTCTGATAAATTGTATCGCTTCTCTCATAACAGCTTTTTAAGTTGTTCTTTTATTCTGTTAGTCATTAATTTTATTTCAATTCTAGCATTTTCATAAAAAAACGGTTGTGCTTTAGTACCCGGGTGTTGAACTTCTTTACCAAAAAAAGTTTTGCTAAAACTGTTATATAACACTTTTTTATTCTTTACTTTTATTGTATGAGGTTTTGTTCCATATTCTAAATAAGGAGCATATTTTGCTTCGGCCCTTACAAACACATTTTTATCTTTTCCGTAATTAATACTAGATCTTAAAAACCCGGTTTTATAAGGCGCATCTGATTTAGCTCGTTTTGATATTTGTGATGCCGTATAACCAAATATTTGATCAGTTTCATCTTTAGTAAAGTTTTTAATTTTAGCAAATTTTGCTAACAACTTATTTATATCGCCTTTATTAACTTGTACCTCTATCATATTGGTTCGTATGTGCCTTTGAATTTTACATAATAATTCTCAACGATTTCATAATGTTCGTTCATTCTATATTTACCGGCCCCGTCAATGTTAAATACGGCCCCGGATAAACTAACTAAATCAAAATCTTTTTTTCTCACAATAACTTCTGATACTCTGTTATATTTTCTAGATCCTTCACTTTGTTCAATGTTGCCACTTATTTCAGTAGCAAACCCCCATATTGTAGCTGTAGATGTAAAAGAAGACAATGTTGTTCCACCGTAACCGTCTGCTGTTTTAGAAGGTATAAAAAACTCAATGACATTATTAAATTTTCCTGGGTTCATTATATAAACATATTTTTGTAACTGTTTAAAATATCTTTACTTGATGAAGGTATTTCTGTAATTTGTTTTCCAACTTCGTAATCATGTCTGTTATCGTACAGTGTAGTAGCAAATTGTAA